CGATAGGGATTTCTACATCTGGTAGTCCCTCTGTGTCATCCAGATCTAAACCTGGAGTAACCATGTTAGGTGGTAATGCCATCAATAATACACCCTTTTACGGGGCCTCCATTCTGTTTCGTCTTCGTTCTCACCACGTAGGTATATAAACCCACCCTGACGAAAACGCATCAATGCTAATGTCATACTATCACAAAAGTCGTCATGATCGCCATTAGGAAATGAAACAACTTCTTCGACCACTTCATCAGCAAACTTCTCATGCATCGGTGCCCATATCATACCAGCTTCAAATAATGGCGCAACCATGTGCATTCTCGTTACCTTATCGTTTCCTTTGCCCGGTGAGAACCCCAAAGCTGGAATACCACGCAATCTTAACTCGTCAATCAGCGGTGTACCCGTTGCTTTCGCCTCAACCAATACCATATCTGGCTCCCAATACTCGTGTTCCTCATAGGCTATCTCCTTTAATTCAGGGAAATTCCACCGACCACGTCTAGCATCCAGTAATATTGCGTTGTCTGGGCCACCTTCCTCTGGTTTAAAGATACCCCACGTCGTAATTGCAGAGTAATCCGCTGTTTGTTTCTTGGAAAACGCCGTATCGTACGCCTGTATGATGTAATCCAAGCTAGGAATCTTCTCTTTGTCCCAATCCTGCCACCATTCTCGCTTAACTATGGCCGATTCGGACGTAGTTGGCGTCTGTTGCCACTGTGCATTCCATTTTCCTACAGGAAGTGACGCCTTAATGGACAACAATGCGTCTTTTTCCCAAAATTCAGGCCACAATGGGTTGTCTGAGGGCAGAATTGCAGGAAATTCCACCACTTCCCACTGATCCGCCATGGTATCACCACCCTGTGCCGCCATCAAACGGCCTGTCAAGTCTTTTTTACCCCATCTTGTCATGACCAGGATGATAGATCCACCCGGTTGGAGACGCTGTCGAGGTCCAGAAGTGTACCACTCGTACGCATTGTCGAATGCACTCTCACTTAGAGCGTCTTGTTCCGAATGCGGGTCGTCAATAATGAATAAATCCGCACCACGACCCGTAACCGCAGCCCCAACACCCGCTGCAAAGTACTCACCACCCCTATCTGTCTGCCATTTACCAGCACCTTTGTTGTCTTCCTTCAGGTTTGTGTCCGGAAAAATGTCTTTGTACGCTGGATCGTCTATTAAATCCCGCACCTTACGCCCAAATCGTACCGCCAACTCCGTATTGTGCGTCGCCTGAATAATCTTCAACTTAGGATTACGGCCCAAGAACCATGCTGGCATAAGAAAACTAGCAAATTCCGACTTCGAATGACGAGGTGGCATATTAATTATAAGCCTCTTGAGTTCCCCTCGTGCCACACGTTCAAGTTTTTCCGCAATAACCCTGTGATGCCGTCCCTCAATGAAGTTCTCATACACATGATGAGCAAAGGGCATGAACTTCTCAATCGCCTCTTCACGTATATCTAACTTTTTCTTGGCCTCAGTAAGTGCCAAGATCTCTTTCAGTGCTTCCTCTGGAAGAGCTTGGAGATTCATGGTCCGTTAACTTGTTCTTCTTGTTACAGGAGACAAGGAACCAAGTCCACCTTGTGGCATTTGTGCCTGTTGCATCGCCAATGGATTCGCGTTTGCCAGAACCGATGGGTTTAATTGACCCAAAGTCATGTTAGCAACTTGTGTATACGGAGATACTCCACTTGCCACTGGCATACTGCCTCCAGTAACCGGAGCAGGGAACGGTTCCTTAAACGGATCTATAACACACTGATTGGTAGTCGGGTCCATCATGTATCCCTCTGGACATGGATCGTCTGGAGTTTTTTCCGGTACAACCTCCATTGCGGTAGAACCGTCATTCGTAGATTCATATTGCTGCTGATTCCTCATCCGCTCTCGAACCTCTGGGTCCATCTCCAAGGTGCTCGGAGCAGTGCCCACTTCTGGATCTGCAATGTCATACGGTAATCCAACCGCGTCAAAAGCATAGAAACTTCCGTCCGCCCTTTGAAAAATAGGCTTGCCACCCACAGTGTTTACAATCTTGTCGTCACCACGAACACCAGCCAGATAACTAATACCCTTACCAATCAACGAATTTTGTAGTCCATACTTAGATGGACCAGTTGTCATAATGTCTGTCGCGTCAGTAAACGTAGTTCCCGTTACGTTTCCTCGGTCGTCTTTGTTTCCGCTCAACGTAAAACTAGTGCCTAAACCCTTACCCGCCGTGTCCGTATAACCTGTCTTAGTCTTAGGATCATATCCCGTACCAATATTCGCACCAGCCGCCTTTGCTTCTTCCATCGATATAGAAGGTGAACCAGCCAAGTTGCGAATGGGTCCAGTAGAACCTTTTGGTAGTTTACCAGCTTTCGCTAACTCGTTTGCCTTCTTCATAGACTCAGCAAACTGTTTTCCCGCTGCTATGTCTGAAGGTTTCGCCTTTGTAGTCGTAGGAACCGTCTTGATGTTCGATAAAGGTTTGTCCTTGGGTCTCGACTTCTTCTCCGCTGCATCAAAATTTGTGCCAATATCCGCAGCCGTTACACCATACTGCGCCTGATATCGTCTCGCCCTGCCAGAATCCGCCGCACTACTCTTGCCCTCATTTGCAGCAATAGTCCTCGCCGTCCTCGCTATATAATCTTTAGTCTTCGGCTTCGCTCCAAAGCCCATCGCTAAATCACTGAAGAATCCCATGTCTCGGTCCTCGTCCCTTGTTTACAATTACTCTAGCCTATAATACCTCTTTTGCCAAGGTAACTAAGCCGCCCTTGCGAAATGCTTCTACTTTTCCAGACTTGAATATCTCGCGTAACTCATCCGTGATTTCAATGCCCTGAACCTTTTGTTCAACAAGCTGCGAATATTCGTCAAAAGTTTCTATAACCTGCTCTGATAATCTTGGTAACTTAACATCGTTTTTCTTTTCAAGCTGCTCCATAACTTTGTTAAAAGCCTTCGGAACAAACTTACCATAATACTCTTCCTGACCCTCTAGATCTCCAAAAGTCATTTTCTTAACCATCTCAGGTGTACCTAGAGTAAAAAAATCAGAATCAGAATTTGCAGCTTGGTGTAAAGATTCTTTTATAGCCAAGGGCAAAATTTGTTTCTGGTTAAACAAAGAACCAACACCCATGTCGTCTACATTAATTCTTTCCGATTCATTAAGAGCATTTACAACTAACGAGTGAAAATCAGGGGCCGAGTTCAAAGAATCAATTTTAAAACTGCCATTCTTTTTGATTAGTCCCTGTTCTTGAAGTATTTCTCTAAAACCAGGCTCCATCTCATCGAGATAACTAAATCCATCGGTGCGTCCTGTCTCTGCATCAAAAACCATGTATTTGTCTTTTATAGTTTTTACATCATCCTGTGCTTGACTAATTTGTCCTATACGAACATCCGTATATTCATCAACAGTTCTCTGGTTGTTCCTGCGTTCAAGAGTTTTAATCTGATCTTCTAAAACCCTTACCTTGTCCAGATCCTCAAGAACATCTGCAATATCAAACGGTTTGGCCTCGCCATACATACCTACAAACTTCCCGTCGGCAAATGGATTTAGTAAGTCCTCTGTAAACTGTTCCACAGACCTTCGAAGCTTACGAGATGTAGTAGCGTTCTGCGTACCCTGACTCTGTATCTCACCTAAGTGAAATGTCTTTTTCTTAACATTCTCCCCAGGTTTAGAAGCCATAGGAAAGTTTCCAGTCCGCGTATGAACAACCAAAGGAGCTTGCATTTTTGTTTGAGCGTATTGATAATGTTTGTTGTCTCCAGCACCCAGACTAAGAAGACTTGGGTTTTTTAAACTTATCAGGGTCTCTTTGTAGTTTGTAGCACCCTTGGTAAAATAATCTCTATAAGAAACATCAGCACCATCCAATGTGCGAACAACAAATGGATCTAAACCAAATGGACTCATGTTTTTTAAATCAATAGGCCCATCACCCAACTCAGCAATCATGCTGCCCATACCCCGAGCCTCGAACTCGGCTTCTTTGATCCCGTATTTGTTTTCCAAAGTTTTCATGAGTTGGTTAAGACCAGAAAACTTAGTCTGAGTTTTCATCAAATCGTCAAGGGCATCGTCCAACTTACTGCTTAATGCACTCGAAGCTCCCGTCAAACTAAGATCACCAGCCTCTACTTCCAAAGGGTCTCTTTGTTTAGCAGTCAAATCTATGTTTATTTGCTCTGCAAAACTTTCATATCCAGGTTGATTATAGCCACCAGCGCGGTCGATATAACGCGACCGATCATAAGCAACCTCATCAAATTCTGGCACGTAATCAGGATCCGGGTTCTCAGGATCATAACCATCTTCACCAGTAATCACCGGATCGTATTCGTCATAATACGCAGCGTCTCCCTCATAATCCCCGTATTCTTGCTCTGCACGTATGGCCCGACGTTCCTCATTCTCTCTGGCCCGACGTTTTATCTGAAGAGCTACTATATTCGCCTGGTTTGCATTCAAACCCCTAGACTGTAAATAATCCTTGGTAAACTGCAATACATTTACAGCATTGTCTTCATAAGTATAGTCAGGAGGTATAATCGAATATTCGTAAAACGGTGTTTCGTCCCCAAGAGAATTTGTTTCAATTCTTTCCATCCACTCCCTTACAGAGTTATTTATAACTTGTGTAGTACTGGTGCCATACGTTGAGTCATTTTGAATATTATCAAACCTTTCCCTCAACGTGCTCACCAAGTCGTTAATTTCGGTAGCCCCTTGAAGCTGTTCGCCAGTGTAAACATCCCGACCTCGACTATCCACATCCTGGTAACCAATAACATATCTATCGCCTACGTCTCTGATCGTTCTGAGTCTCACCGCGTCTTGACCAAGAGCCGTAAAAGGTTGAACATCAATTCTCTCACCATTAATCATCATTGCCGTAGGAAAATTCGCTATATTATGCGTTGTAAAATTATCATAGCCCTGACCCATAGCAACCCTTTGATTTTGAGCCTCACCATACGCCAAACTAAGCTCTTGACCACTTCTAGCCTGAGTTAAGTAATTCATAGAGGGTTCAACAAGATCAGGGTTTATAATTCGGGAAGCAGGATCGTCTACAACCTCACCCATTTCAAGCAGACCTGCATCATCTTCAGGAGGGTCCATACCTACAGCGTCAGCCTCGTTCTGTCTACGAATTATTTCGTCTTCGTCTAAACCTGGAATTAAATCGTCATCGGCAACTTGATCTAGCGGCTCCATAAGATCCTCAATCTCAGGCGGCTCGAAAGAATTGTCGTCTGTAAAAAAATTCTCCATCGCATCTTCAGGATCTCGCTCCATAGGACGGAGGTTGCCTTCCGCATCTCTAAGCGCACCCCCAATAACAGCATCCCCAGCCGTGACAATCGGAACTAACTCACCACGATTGTACGCCTGATCTATCTCCGATGTCGGATCACCAATGAAATCTCCATACGTGTTTTGACGTAAAAAACTTCCTTCCTCTAAAGCCGGGGACCGACGACCGTCGTCCCTCGGATCATACACGTCTCTAAATGGATCTAGTTGAGGTGAAATATAAGTATTCGGATCATAACCCCTGTCCTCAACAATCGAATTAACCTGATCCTCATTTAAACCAGGGTTCTCCTCAATGACTTTTTGCTTTAACTGCTTCTTGGTTAACTTAGCCAAGCTTTTAGTTATTACACCAGTCCCGCCAAGAGCCTCGCCAAGAATCATTAAATCCCCGGCCCTGTCACGCTGCGCCTCCTCCGTAGATAAATCCAACTGATCATACGGAGTATTCAACCTGTCAAAAACTCCCTCAAGCCCCGTAAGCGCAGAATCAAAAGCCCCTTTAGGATCTTCGTATATATCCTTCGCACCCTCGTAGATCCCAGTGCCAAGAGCCTTGCCTGTCTCAATAGGCTGTTCCCGGAACGCGGTCCCAAGGGTCTCGCCCGTCGATTCATAGTCATCGTCAAAACGTCTCGCCTTGCCGTCAAAAAGATAATTGTCAATAAAACCTAAAACATTGTCCGTCGCTACACGACCAAAGATACCTACATCAGTCGCTGGACCTCGAAGTTGCGGTGGAATGAACTGCATAAATTTGTTTTCTGCCATACGAAACCCTGCTTTCCAGATTATTGTATAACAAACTCAAATGAATTTACACCCAAAATTTTTCCTAGGGGATAGGGACCCGTTGTTTGTTACACACAAGTGCAATGAAATTATACCCGAATGAATTTGAAATACCATGTTTTATAGACAGTCGACACGCACCTACCCGTTCTACGGGGGGGTGCACTTGTCGACTCGAACATTGCACCGTTGTGCCAGGGAACAGTAACCCCTAACGTCACGTTGTGCCGTTGTCAGTCTTCGAACTGACAGTCGAATCAAGAAACTCGTTCCTTGATAATCCAGAAGATGGACCGCCATCCATGCTACTTGTCAAAAATATTTTAGGTCACAAGAGATTTGTACTTAATCGAGGCATCGAGCCACGATTAAGTATCCTTGATAGACGCGAAGCATTTCTTTGTGACTGCTCCTGATGACTCAGAATAATCATGCCTTGGCTTATGTCAGCAGGGCGGCGAATGATTATTCTGAGTCAAAGCAGTCATGTTCGAAGTTCACGTCTACGGCGTCTATCTTTCAATAGCATACCCGATGTCATGATCCGGGCCGGATAATTCGGAAGACGACTCCGAATCATCCTAAGAACTTCCAGCCGACCCTTGCTTATTGATTGCAGATCTCGGCCCCCCGGCTGGGTAGTTCTTGCCCGGGCATCGGGTATCAAACAACAACACACATTATAACCGTGCTGGCACCGACCACAGGTCTAAACCTGTTCAGAACAGTGTGTCAAAAATGCAAGAAAGACGGTCACTCCAAGGTAATACACTGGAGTTCCGTCCGATGGAGCTTCGCACTCTTTTACATGGGACGAAACGATACCATAGAGCTTTGCCTCAGAAACAAGGAAGAAGTGTCGTTACGTCAACGCATGTGGACGCTACGACACTTCTTTGCACAGGTCTTTCTTGACGGTCGTCCATACTGGAGGACGATTTTTGACACACGGTCCTGCTCAGGGGAAAGACTGAGGCACGGCTGGCACGGTTATTCTGTGTGTGGTCGTTTCATTTTAATTTTATAGGAGGCTATAATGGCTAAAATTGGTTACACTGATCTATTATCAACTGAGATCTCATGCAGGTTCACCATTAGTGAACTGAAGGAACTAGACAGACTCATGGTCGAACATGGAGAGGGCTGGGAGAAATACAGTACTCTGCTCCAGTTGCACAAGGGGATTCGCGAGATGCTTCGTAGTGTCGGACGTGATCTGAGTTCTGAAGGTCAATACACCACTGGTCAGTTTGACGAAGTAATTGAGTACAAAGTCAAACCGAAGGTTGTCGAGAGAGTCGAAGACCTGCTCGATGATGAGATCCCATACTAATTTCTATCGGCGGGGGCATGGTGTTCCCGCCACTAACTGACAAGGAGGTAAACATGTCAGATCTAAACACAACTAATCTAATCGAAGACGCCGCATCCAACAAGGGGGAGTTCGAAAAACACCTCGGAGAGTACGTCTTAAAACTTATCGCACCGTCCATCCAGAAGCTAGTGGATGATGCGGTCGAAGCCAAGATGGAAACTCACTCACCTGAGTTTGACATCAACGATCATTCTTATGACATCGACATGATGGTCGACGAGAGAATATCAAATCTGGATATCTCTGATTGGGATTATCAAATCAAGGACATCGTCTCTGATTACATTGGAGATTATGACTTCGAGGATAAGTTTTCTCAGTGGATAAATAACAAAGACTTCTCCGCTACGATTACGATTAACGACTAGATCAACTGCCGGGGCTAAGTGGCCCCGGCCTCAAACAGAAGGAACGTCAGATGTATTCTGAAATAAATTATCAACCGAATGGGATGGTTCATACCCCCAAGAGCATTATGGAAGTCGACAATTGGATCATGAATCTAAATGGTGGCGAGAAGATCGCAGGTATGACTGCGGCTTACATGATGTACAACTTCTTTTGTACCGCACTGGAAGAGAAAGACAAAGCTCTTCGAGAGTGGATATCGAAGGAAAAAGAAGAAGCAAAAGCCATATCGAGAGATAGAGTGAATCTCCCATTGTATAAATGCGGCGAGGGTATGGCAGTGCACGACAAGCTCATCAACTTAGAGTTTTATCTAGACGGAAAGGGAGTAGATATCAAATGAGTAAACTAAGAACACTAACCGCTGACTGGGGGTACGATTGTCCCTCCAGTCTCGTCGAAGATTACATGAACGATGGCTTGATGCCCTCAATATGTATGAACAAAGGTTGCGACTACTCAACCGAAATGGAGCCAGATCAAGATCAAGGTTGGTGTGAATGCTGTAGCACCAACTCGTTATCTTCAGCGTCAGTGCTGATGGGGATTATCTAATACCTCCTGCCCGTTCCCTCTCGAGGGGGCGGGTCCTACCGCTTAGTCGACTTTAAAATAGAATCCTTCGGATACTCTATGTGACCCACGACACAAGGTCTTGGGTCCTATGGTTTTGTATGGAGTGCTGGCGCACACATGTTTGTTTGTCTCGGACCTTTGGTCCGAGACGCGACGGCGCGCCGTCGGGCCGCAAGGCCGCAAAGCCGCAAGTTCGAGCGGCAATTTACTTGTGTTTAACTTGTGTAAATGGTACAAATAAGCATTAACAGAAAGGGAAAAACAAAATGAAAAACGGTATCATATACAAGGGGCCAAGCCTATTGGATGGTAAACCAATTGTAGCGATTGCAACCTATAGCGACCGCAACACAAAAACGGGCAAGGTCTTACAAACTTATATTATCCGGTCGGATATATCACCGCTCGAAGCATCGAAAACTGGTGAAGATTTTTCTATTTGTGGCGATTGCAAATTTAGAGGAACACCCACAACGGACCCCGACCGCAAGCAATCAATCAAAAGGGATTGCTACGTAAACTTAGGGCAAGGCCCGACAATCGTTTATAAATCTTTTATCAAAGGCGTTTATCCAAAAGCAGACTTTCAATGGTCCAGAATTTTACTTGGCCTTGATCGTTTCGTAAGGATCGGAACCTATGGGGACCCAGCAGCCGTTCCAAATCACGTTTGGGAACAGCTATTAACAAACGCGACAACATGGACCGCCTACACTCATCAATCGAACTGGCGTCCCGACATAGCAATGCAGAGTGCAGACAATCACGACCAAGCAATTGCACAATGGAAACAAGGCAACCGAACATTCAGAGTAATTGCGGACCTTGGCGACATCGACAAAAAGAACGAAGCCCTATGCCCCGCATCGAAGGAAGCGGGGCGACGGGTGCAATGCACCGCTTGCAAACTTTGCAAAGGATCGAGCAAAGGAAAATCAATAGCAATAGTAAAACACTAAAACACATTCCAGGCGGTTCTAGCCTCCACCGCCTGGACAGCAGCCGCTCGAGCACTCAAACTCGAGCGGTTTTTATTAAGCCAGTTGAGCCGCAAGATATAAAAGCCGCACCTCGAGCCGCAAGTCGAGCCGCAAGAAAATCCCACAGAGCCGCAAGATCCGCAAATTCATGGCCCTCGGCCCCCGATATACCGCTCTGGCTCAGAGATGGCCCCTGATCACCCTCAAATAAAAATAGATGGTTGTCCACGGCCCTCTTTACTAAGTAAAAATTTGAGCCTCCTCGAGCGTGATAGGCCATATTCCAAGCAACTTGATGAGGGCTGATGTTGACTGCGTTACTTTTGGCTACTTTCAATTCAAACCAAAAGGCTTTGCCATCCCAGACCATGTGAACATCAGGAACACCACCCCCATGCTTGTTCTCAATCCGTGTAGCAAAACATTTTTCTGGTAGATTATTGCGTATCTGCTTCCAAAAGTTCGACTCTGGTCCCTTGCTCATCTGTTACATCCTCCGCTGTTCCATCGATTACAAACGCTTGAGGATATTGTTTCTGCAAAAGAGCCAGTCGAGCAGTGATTTCATCTCGAGACAGTTGATCGATGGTGTTGATTGTTTCTCTTCGATCAATAGTCAAACCACCCAATGCAGATCTAATCTTCTCAGCGTTAATTGCCGCAGAAAATTGTCCTGCATCTTCAGCACCAAGAGATAATTTATGTAGTCTTTCGAGTTGCCCAATGGTGGACACTCCATATCTTCTCTCACGTTCTTCTCTAATCTCTTGGATATATTCCAGAACATGGGGATAGTCCCGACCATTCAGTAAAACAGAAGCCTGTTTCTTTGCTAGGTCAGTGGCATACCCTGCCTTCCTTGCACATTCTGCGTTCGAATATATGCCTTCCACAATGTGTCTAGCAAAAGTCATCTGGCGGTTTGTTAATTGACGGTTGTGTTCTTCTTCGATCTTCTTTTTTATGCTCGGCATACGATCCCCATTTGTATGTTTATCCCAACCTAATCCAAGAAATAATTTTTATCAATCAGTTCTATATAGGGGTTTTCTCTACAAAAGTGTCCCAACTGTCCTACAAGTGTCCCAGATACAGGGCAGTTTTTCTCAAGTATACTTTGGTTTAGGACACTTAGGACAGAAAAGACAGTGAATTTGAATGCAAAAAAAAAAAAAAAAAAAAATCTTTGGCTGTGTGGCCTATATGTATTTTTTGTCCTCAAACCAATAAAAGGGTTGTGTTGTGTGTCAAACACAAGTAGTTTGTTTGTAGAAAACAAATCAAAGGGAAAAACAAATGGCATACAACGGATGGTCAAACAAAGAAACGTGGCTCGTGGGCGTGTGGTTAGGAGATCATATGCACACGGACCAAGAAGAGGGGATCGAGATCTCTGAAGACTACATCGAAGACTTAGTGATTTCGCATCTACCAAACACCCAAGGATTTTTTGGTAAGCACATGGACTTAGGGTTTTTCAACGACCTGTTAAACTGTTCTTTGGGTGAGATTAATTATCTTGAGATAGCTAAACACTATAAGGAGGAAATGTAATGTTAGCGATTGATTGTATGGAAGAGGGGACCATGGTCATAGATTGGAACCCCGAGAGGTACAAGACCAAGGCCAATGCGGCAAAGGGTTTGTACAAGGCATTACGTAAGTGGTGTGAGGATGTTGGGTTTGATCCTGACATCGAGGTTCGTATCGACAACCCCGAGCAAAACGAGGTTCGAGGTTACGGTAGAAATTGGCGTGTTTGTTTTGAGGCAGGGCCGTTCGAGTGGGCGGTTCACGCATCATTGCAGATGCCGTTTTGTAAGTGGGGCTATTGTGAGCCGTACTACAGTTTTGATTTATGCTTTACGGAGTAGGGGGAAGTAATGAGATTATATTACGATCAGAAAGGCGGTTGGGCAGGGACCCAAGCTGATGCGAAGAAAGCTTTTGGTAAGGACTGGTGGGAGATTGATGTTCCCACCTCCAAGGCCGAGCTTCTTGAGTTCTTGAATTTACACAATTGTTTGCGAGATCCCAACTTGGGTAGTGGTGAGGTTATCCTCGAGGCCGAGCAAGAGATGATCGATGAGCGCAATGCTCACCCTCAGTCATGCAGTGCCAACCATGAGTATCGAGAACCTAACAGGTACGATGTTAATGATGTGGTCTTGAACTGTGACCGCAAGCATTTGGGTGCGGCACTGGGCGCGATTATCAGTCGGTTACATGATGAATTGGGGGACGTGTGATGCACGAGTATCA